AGACGCTTTGCTTCGGGACTTGTCATCGTTATTAAGTTGTGGAGGTAGTGATCAGGGGACGGAAGTAGCGGTGTCATTTCCGAGATCTGTTTCTAGCTCGATTAGTAGAAGCTTTTTCAAGGAATGTTGAACCATCCTTTTTGTGTGATACATCCATGCCATCTCCGTTACCGTAGGTGCCACGTTCTCTGTTCTCACGATTAAGTTCAACACGTTTTTGAATTTGTAGGGATTGACGGTTGTAGCGTGCTTGTTGCTTAAGACGCTTTTTGTTAGCCTCTGGATTTTCTTTATAGTATTTAGAGGTACGACTTGCCATAAAGCCTCTTCTGTACGAGTTCAGGGTCTACTTTAGGGAGTACGTTAGCCAGTTTATCAAGAGGGTTACCATCATAGGCAACCCCGCTGATGTCATTTTTAGCTAACCAATCACAAGCCGCCTTTAGTTCTTGAGCAGTTGCTTCACCACTCTTGATTCGCTTGAGGAATTCAGTAGTAACGAGGTTGTGTAACTCGTTAAACATATCCTCAGTAGCTTTGTTGTTAGCCATGTCTAAGGACGATTTGGTCTAGTTTGTTTTCAATGCGGATCATGTGATCCTCCATCTTCTGAAGAGCAGCAGATAGCTCTTGTTTTTGGACGTAGTTCTCAGCTACACGGAGTTCTACTTTGTCTACACGACTATCCACTTCGCTAATCTTTGTATGGAGACGGTTGTGTACTGATACAATGGCAGTAAGTAAAGCTACTCCTGCTGCAACACCTGCTTCAAGCATCACATGTACCCCATATAAACTTGAACACCGTCTGCATCAACAACAGTTGCATCGAGTAAAGCATCACCGGCAGTAATAGAATAAGCAATACCTTCGGTAAAAGTAATACCACTGGTAAAGTTAAGTTCTTTAGATGAACTAGATGGTACATGAATAATGATCATTGGTACATCTGTACCCACAGTTGGTGCTGTAGTTTTGTTGTAGAACCTAAGTGTAATAGAAGCTCCACTACCACCACCTGCGTAGGTGTTGTGGACAATGATGTTAAAGATAGCTCCAGGAGCACCCTTTACTAGTGTTGGGTTAGTGCTGTTAGCAGAGCTTTTGAAGTGAACCTTAGTTGCTACTGGTAGTTGCTTTTCATATCTACCAGGTACAATGTTGTAAGTGGTGCTACTCATGTTGCTCCATCAATCGAATCAACTTCTGTGCATAAATGGGGTCTGTGGCATAACCTTCTTTCTTCAGGAGGTATGCACAGTCTTCACGAGAGGTGGCTCGATTGACGCCTTTGTAGCCTTTGTAGTCTTTATACCACTGAGTGACGAGGTGCTCTACACAGTCGTAAGGAGTAGCGAAGTCCTTAAACGATGCCTGGATGGTTACTGGACCATTACCGTAGTCTTCCCAGGTGGTCTTAACAGTACCAGGGGTTCCTTTAATACCAAAGAAGTTATTCTTACCACTAAGAGCAGTACCGAATGCACTCTCTAGTGCCCATTGTGCAGCTACTACTTCTGGGAACTTAGCACCAGCAGCACGTGCAGCAGCTTCAATACCTTCCCAGGTATTATCAAATTGTTGAGGAGCTACAGGAGTAGGTGTACGCCAGATCTTTACCCACTCCGCATCAGCAGACAAGCCATAAGACCCTAGAAGATGCTCTAGAGCCTCAATGGCTTGCTTTTGATGAGGTAACCCCTTGTAGTTTTTAATAACGTCAAGGAGTTTAATACTCATTTTTTGAAAGCGTCCTTAATGGATTCAATAGTGTCATCCTCAGTGCGGTGACCTTTAATAGCCTCCACACCACGAAGAAGGACTTGAACGATGCTGTTCTCACGGAGCTTAGAAGCACCGATGATTTCAGAACCGATAAAAAGTGCAAAGAATGCAAGTGCCTCATAAGACACTTTGATGCCGAGAATAGTGATCATTTGTTTAGCCTCGTGTTTTTGTCATAGTTGTGCGTTAATTAATACATAGCCAAGTGATCCAGCTGCACCCGGAGATACAATAACGACCTTGACGCTAACGTTAGTGGTATCAACTGACTGCACATTTGCCGATACTCTTGCCGCCCCATAGGATGTTCCTCCACCAGAATCCGTAAAGTAAAGAGTAATATTAACGTCCTCAACTTCTGGTGCAGCCAGTAATCCGTGTGCGATAGTTAACACAGTGCTTGTTCCAGCAGCAGCATCTAAAGCAAAACTGCTTCCAGACTTTTTCCTGACAGTAGATAGCTTATCTGTACCATTTTCGTTAAAGTAAACGTCCCAGGTTTCCAAACCATCTATGGTATTGGGACCAGAGCCCGTAAACGCTGTTTGACCGGCACTACAAAACCCAGTTAATGAGTACTTGGATCCTTTAGATGCTGCGGCATTGTTCCAAAGAGTAGCGGAGTCAGACAAAGCCAGCTTGTACTGATTGTATTGCGCATCTCCTCCATCATTAGTCTTTAGCGCCGTACCACCCGTTCCATTGAAGAACCTAATTGTTCCGCTAATTACGTTACCATTGGCACCAGCACGAGTGACAAGACCAGTGCCAGTGCTGACTCCAGTAGCCCCGTAAACAACTAGGTTATTGATGGTATTATAGTCTCCAACAACATCCATACCTCCATCAGCAGCGGCATTAAAGGTCTTAATCACTACGTTGTTAAATGTGCAGTGATTACCATTCAGGTAAAACTGATAGGAACCTGTTGACCTGAGATTTTTGTAGAGCTGTGTCATTCCGCCTTGATAAAGGAATGAACCATCAAAGTAAACACCTTCCTGGTAGTTTGATTCGGAGATCATATTTTCGTATGTCCCGTTGGTATTGCAATAAAAGCCGTACCCATCATTAGCATAAATATGGGCTAGTCCAATATCACAAACCCCAGAATAGACTCCAGCAGAACGCTCAGATCTAAAACCATCTAAGCCGTTTTCGTTGCAGACAATCTGACTAATGTGGCTATCGTGTGGACCACGAAAATGCCACCCGTATCCATCACAGTTTCTAATCCAGACTCTGCCGATATTACCTTCAGGTAGGTCCTGCCAGCCCTGTTGTCCAGAAATATCGCCTGCTTCTGAATAGATGCCGTTGCCTTTGCAGTCTCTGATAACAACTTCATCAAGTCGAAGAGCTTTGCAATAGAGACGAAGGCCATCACCAGAAGTTTGATTTGCTTTATTGCCGTCGACCTGGAGGTTGCGGAGTCCAATGTGACTTAATACACCATCTGAATTAAGCCATTTATTTTGACCAGTAAGGCCATCAAACCCAAAGGACTTGATAAAATGGTCGTTGAGGTTGTTCTTTGCTTTGAGTGTTGTGGACTGGATAGAAGCTCCCTCTAGGATTACTCTATCCTTAAGGATAATTTGTCCGCTAATGTAAGTGCCAGCCGGAAGATAAATAACACCTCCCGCACTACCTAGGCTATCAATAGCCGCCTGAATAGCAGCCGTATCATCCGTCACACCGTCTCCAACAGCACCAAAGTCCTTAACGGAGACAACATCCCTCAGCTTGCTTTCAACAGTCCGAGTGGTTGCACCTGTGCCGGATTGGGTAAAATCGAGCTTACTAGCAACAATACCTGCAGATGAATTCACATCTGCATTAACAATGCTATTGCCTAGGTTAAGTTTACTGTACTGAATAGCAGCTCCACCATCCACCTTAGCGTTAGTGACACTGCCGTCAGGAATAGTACCTACAAGGTAGTTAGAGGAACTATGAACCTCAACAATATCACCTGCTGTCAAAGCAGGAATACCAGTCAAGGTTGTACCAGTGGTACCAGTATAATCAACACCACGGACTTGAAGAGCGCCGTTAATAAAGACCTTTTCAGAACCGGCAACATATGACAAGGAAATGCCATTGTCATCAGTACCACTAAGGCTCGTCTCACCACCAACTGCAGTCTTAGACCACCGACGATAGAAGTACGGTACTTGAGAGGAGAAAGCGCCTTCTACAAAAGTACGAGTAGCGGCATCAGTACCGGCAACTGGATCAGCAAGATTGGTGATTTTATAGCCGCCCATATCGAAGTCACCAACCATTGTGGTGGAACCATCTGTTTGGACAGCATTATTATCAATCTCTTGAATAACGTATAGGTTCTGAGTAAAGTTATCGTTTAGGTCAACAGCACGAATAGCTGAACCAGAGATAAAAGTAGCAGCAAGCGTATCGTTGTTAGTGTTACGGTAGACACGAATGGTACTACCATCAGCAGGAGCACTGCTAAATGTAATGATTTTAGTAGAAGGGTCAATGGTAAATGCAGTAGTTGCTACACCATTGATAGTAATCAATACATCACTATCTTCCAAATAAGGAAACGGAATCGGACCAAATGTAACGTCCGAGCCGTCTCCTGTGTATGTAATTTCAGTTAAAGCCATGGTTACATTTAGTAAGACATTGTTTGTTTCATATTGTCAAGGAAGCGTTTGGCACCATCAAGGTCACCAACTTGCAGGAAGTTTTCAACTGTTTGATTCTTGTACACCTTTTGTTGGATACCATCACGTGTAGAAACTTGTGCTTCTGCATAACGCATAGAAGAACGAAGAGCAGCATCTAGATAAAGATGGATGTTCTTGAACTTCTCTACTTCAGGCTGAAGACCCATATCTCGTGCCTTCTTAAATTCCTTACGGAACATCTTACCTTCTTCAGTTTGCATGATACGTTGGATCTCACGTTTGAAGATCTGCTGCTTACCCATCATGCTAGTTACTTCAGAACGTTCTTCGTTGCTGTACTCAACACCACGACCATTGGTCTTAAGTGTAGGACGTGCATCGTATTCAATGTCCATGAGGAACTGCTTTTCAGGAGACACCTCACCATTTACTTTCCAAGGTAGGTAGGTATTCCATACTCTTGCAAAGAAGTTAGGAGGTTCACCAACAAGACCACCATCAATCCAGTCATGTGCATCAGGCAAAGCTTGCTTCATAATCGGGTTACGGTTAGCAACAAGATCAAAGAAGTTATTCTCAAGCTCTTTCTTGTTAGGAGTAATAAGACGACCAAACTCAGCCATCAAGCTAGAACCAGGCATAGAAGCACTGGTAGCAAAAGAAGAAGTCCAACGGTTAATAGCACCAACATCACCACGGATAACGTCATTAAGAGGCTCCAGAGCAGCCAACATAGACTTATCAGTGATAGTAGCGCTAAGAACAAAACCAGCAGCACGTAGATTCTCAGCCAACTCAGCAGAGTTAAGAGAATCAAAGTTATCCATGATGTTAGCAGTCAGAGCAACCCAATCACTTACACCAGGAATACCGTCATAGCTAACCCACTGACCACCAGGTACACGGATAGAACGAGGTTGCCAGTTAGCATCACGACGTAGACGTTGTTTTTCTTTGTCGTAAAGACCATCACCAGTGATACGGTCACTCATAAAGAGACCCACAGCTCCCATCACACTCAACGTACCAATAGCCTTGCGACCTTTAAGTTCAGCACGTACAGTAGTGTAGACACTTTCAATGTTGTCTAAAGAGTAATCAATACCGCGAGAAGATAGCAGTTGTTCTACCTCTTGACCACTCATTTCAAAGAACTCACGGTCAAAGGCGTTCACCTTATCAATAAAAGCGCCAACAGGATTATGGGTACCGAAGTAGGCAGCCATATTCAGTGGAGTCTTAGTAAAGAGAAGGAATGGTTTAAGGATAGGAGCAGTGCGAATAAGACTAGAAAGAGCATCGTTGGCTGGATTATCCAAAGCCATTGAGATCTCACTAGATGCATAACGTACAGCAGAGTCTGTAATGTTATCGTTTTCGTCAAACATTGCAGAATAAACTTCCTTAGCCAGCTGATCAGACGCTTGTTTATCAAGAGGAATCACACCACCTTTAGTGACTGTATCCCAAGCTCGACCACGTGCTTCCCAGTTAGCAACAACTGACTGAGTAAATCCGTCAAATGCCTGCATACCACGTTGACCAAAGCGAAGCCATGGATGCATTGCAAGGTCATTCTGTGCCTCTACAATAGACATCATGACTTGAGGACCATATTCACCTTGTTGTGCTTTAGCATCAGCAAAGGTCTTAAGAAGTTCAATTTGCTGTTGATCTGCTACACCAGTATCTTCACGAAGAGCCATCACATAAGGGTCAGAAGCAGACCTACGGAAGACCTGATTCATGTAACCAAGTGCATTGCTCAAAGTATCCCAAGCTGCAGAATACTGATACCAGCCTTTACGGAAGGTAGCAATATCTCCATTAATAATTGCACCAGCTGCTTGAGCAATAGGACGCTCAGCAAGTAGAGCAATGTTGGAAACACCTGCTTTGATAGGTGTACCAATAGCAGAAAGAGTAGAGTTATAAAGGTTAGACCAGAATCCACGCATTACAACAGAAGGAATCTCAGGTTCACCATCAAAGAAAGCTTTGCTAAGTGTACCAAGAGAACCACGAACGTAGTTGTTAAGCTTAGAGATTGTGTCTACTTTACCATCAGTAAACTCATATGCCATCATCAGTGGAGCAAGCATCTCAGGACGCTCAGCTTTTACTTCACGAAGGGTATTAATAGT